GCCGCGCCCCCCCACGTGGCGTACCAAATCCCCCGCGATTTCTGCGGCTACTGAGCCGGCTCAAGCTCTTCGAGGTACATGAGCAACCGACCCTCAGCGGTATCCACGAGGTAAGCCCCGTCCTGCGGAGCGGCGACCACGCCCGGCTGGTAGCCCCCGCCGAAGGCTTTCGGGCACCGCACGCGGTCGCCGGGCTTCGGGCGGTAGGCGGTGCCGTAGAAATCAGCGACAGCGGCTTCGGCGGCAGCGGCTTCGCGGTAGTGAGCGTCCATGTCGTGAGTCCCTTCAAGGTGCGTTACTGGTCATCCGTCCATCAGTGAGGGGGCGTATCCTACCCCCCTCGGTTGCATCGTCAAGCGAGTTTTCGTTCGCGTGGTTTCATCGAGCAAATGAGGGGTTTTCGTTCGTGCCGTATGGTCTATCGGTAGGTAGGCTATGGTCTAGCGGTAGTTTCGTCAACCGGAAAGACCAGCGGCGAGGATTCGCAGCAAAACGATCGCGAGCTCGATCCAGATTTCAGCGTTCATGGTGCCCTCCTTGGCGTGTGAAAAATCCAAAAGTGCCACCCGTTTCGCGGCTGTCGGCTGGCCGGGTGGCCCCACCCTTGTGCGGTTAGTTGTCGATGCCGTGGCGGCAGAGGTGCTGCTCGGGGCAGTCGGCGGTCTCGCCACGCTCGCAGGCAAGTCGGGCGGCATCGTCGGCAGGGTTACTCGCGGTCACATGACGGATCAGCGAGTCGAGCGACTTGAAGTAGTTGCCGTCATCCAAGACCCACCACACCTGAGACTTTGCATGCGGCTTTGTGACTCGCACATGCCGATAGCAGCGTCCACGAAAGGAGCCGTTGTTGAGCGTTGATGTTGTGCTTGCGGTCATCGTTCGTTCCCTCTCGTCTCGTGGTGTCGTGCCCGCCGGCCCAGTGCCGGCGGGCGGGGTGGTTGGTCAGTTAGCCGTGCATCGAAACTGACGCATATCGCCAGCCAACCCCATGACACAGGTCCAATCCCGAGTCATGCGATAGCCCTCCCATCGGTGGCACTTGTTCAGGGTTCGCATGGCCTGCGCGATTTCGGCCTCCGTGGCCGGACGCCAGACATCCGAGCCGTAGTTGCGAACTTCGTAGGTGTTGGTGTTCGTGGCGTTCATCGTTTTGTCTCCCTTGCGTTCGTCTCCGCGAGTCTCATTCGCTCGCGTCTGGAGGTACTATAGGCTATCGGTAGATGGGTTGCAAGGGGGTGAGAAAAGATTTTTTTAGGGGCGTTTTCGCGGGGGAAACGCTACTTCCGCCGCTTGGCGGCTTTTTTCCGCTTTGCGGCGGGCCGCTTGGCGAGGTGCTTTTTGCCCGTCGCCCTGGTCGTGAGGGTGTCGCGGACGTGGGCAGCGGATCGCTTCGCCACCAGCCGCAGCCGTTTGCCCATCATCCGGCTTTCGAGCTTGCCCTCGCGGCAGAGCACCCGCACCCAGCCATCGGTGCAGCCGATGAACTCGACCGCCTCCGAGACCGTGAGGTAATCCACGCCGTCGATGTTGTACGCCATGCTGACCATGCCCAAATGGTACGTAGAAATAGTTGGGAGTCAAACTGTCCTCATCGCCCCGCCCGCAGAATCCGCACGACCGGCGCGGGGATCGAGTCTCCCCGGCCGGCTGGCGGATACTGTGGACTAGGCAATGTTCGACTGGAGGCGGCTCCTATCGAATCGTTGTATAGTGGACTCCTGTCCACGCATCCAATGAGAGAGGGAGTCGATGGAACCGATCACGCTGGCGGAGCTCTTCGAGCGGTATGGAGACCTGCGGAATCTCGACAAAAAAACGATGGTGCTCTACTCGATGCTGCTCACCCGCCTGCGGGCGTTCCTGGGGCACGAGCCCAGCACTGCCGACCTCGACGATCTGACGATCTCGCGGTATCTCAGGCATCGTGCCACCAACGTCTACCGAGGGCAGCCGATCCGCCCGGCGAGCGTCCAGAAGGACAAAGTGATGATCGCCGCCGTCTGGAACCTCGCCGCCCGAAAGCGATGGGTGAGCGAGTTCCCCGAGCTCCCCCGCATCAAAGTCGCCAAGAGCATCCCGACCGGGCGGGCCTACACCGCCGAAGACGTGGCCGCACTCATCCGCCGGGCTCGCCGGCACGACCGGGGGACAGCCCTCGGCGTGGTGGTGGAGCACGCTCATCTACATGGCGTACTGCACGGGCGAGCGGGCGACCGCCCTAATGTCGCTCCGCTGGGCCGAACTCGACACTGCCCGCCGCCGGGTCATTTTCCTAGGTGCGACCCGCAAGGGATCGACCCGCGACATCGAGCGGGACTTCACCGCTGACCTCGCCAAGTTCCTCGAAGCCCGCCGCCGCCGGCCCGAGGATCTGGTGTGGCCGTGGGATCGCCACCGTGGGAGCCTCTGGACGAGCCTCAAACTGCTCTGCCGGCTGGCAGGGGTGCGGTATCGGGGCTTCCACGGTCTGAGGCGTACACGGGCTTCCTACGCCGCCCTGGCGGGCGGTACGGCTGCCGCCACCCAGGTGCTCGATCACAGCGATCCCAGGCTCCAAGAGCGGTACGTAGACCCTCAGATATGCCCCAGCGAGCAGAGCGGGGTCGAAGTCATGCCGTCGCTGCGGCTGGACGATCCGCCCGCCGGGCAGGAGGAGCCGCCAGCCGAGCCGGCGGCGTAGCAGATGTTCACGTATCCCCCGGTATCCGCCGGGGGTAGGCTTTGATTCCTTGAAAGGAGGGTTCGATGAAACTGAAGGTGTGGCAGATCGTGCTCGCGGTGTTCCTCGGTGTCGCCGGGATCGGCTTCGTCCTCCAGGCGACCGGGCTCGCGCCGAAGCCAAACGGCAAGCCGAGCGGGGCGATGTACATGGGCGGCGTCGCCGCCATCGACATGGCAAACTCGGGGGCAGAGAAGCCCACCGCCGAGCGAGTTGATGCGTTGGCTCGTGCGGCTGCGACGAAGAGCAACGTCGATGCAGACGATCGCAGCCGGTTCGTCCGCGACTTCGAGTTCGGATTCTGGAAAGGCTGGAAGACGGCAACGCGGTAGGTGCCGGCACAGCGAGGAGGCGGCGGGGAAAGGGAGAAAACCCGCCGCCTCAACTCGCTGGCCCGGATCATTCGGTCGCGGGCTGCCGCAGTTCCTCGCGGTACGCCGCCTCGACCTTGAGCCGTCGCACCTCGAAGATCAGCCGCATCACATCCGCCGCGAGCGTGCCGCTCGTGCCCGTGTACGCTCCCGAGAACTGCCGAGCTCGTTGCTCGCACTCCGCGAGGTACGCGTCGGTGAGGGGCTCACGAGTCATCGGTGTTCCTCGCGATGAAGCAGGAGAGCCAAGAGCGAGTAGCTCGCGAGATCGAAGAGGTTGTCTTCGAGCGACTCGTTTTCCAGCCGCCCGGTCGCGTTGTACGCGGCGAGCCTCGTCACCTTGTCGGAGAGCCTGACCATCGCGCCCTTCCACGCCGGGATCCCGACGAACTTCGCTCCGTTGCGAATGTTGGCGAGCGGGTCTTCGCCGCTCGGGCAGCCGTAGTCTCGGCTCTTGCGACGGTGCATCTCTTTCAAGGCATCGCACAGATCGAAGAACTCCTGCGACGTGGGGTGAACGTCAGACCGCAGGAGCGAGTCGCCGCGCATCCGCAATCCTTCGCAGCACGAAGGAACCGTGTCGCCCTGGTCGAGTTGGTAGCCGATCATCTTTTCGTCGCTCGGGTCGGTCGCTTCGAGCCGAGCCTTGACCGCTGCCCGCATCGCCTCGTTCGCTTTCTCCAGAATCGCCGCTGTCATGTGAGTTCCTTTCTCGGCCCTGCTACGTGCGTCGCGGTCAACCCACCGTCGAACGCGTAGAGGTGAGTCTCCATCGCTTGTCTAGCGTTCAGAAATCCCAGGCTCGCGTGCCAATCATCGGCGACGCAGAGCGAGGGTGCGGTTCGCACGAGCACGCCGTCGATCGTCTCGATCGGTCGCGACCACTCGGCAGCGGTCGAGTGGTAATGCCCGGTGTGGTACTCGCGGTACGGGCACACCGCCCACTGCGACGCCGCCTCGATCGCCATGAGTTGCGGGAGCTTCTTCTTCGCCCGATGCCCGTGGGCGAAGCCCAGCAGGTTCCGCCCGTGCGAGAGGTACTTCCGCCCCGTGTAGCGTTCGTCGATCGTGATCCGCTTGTCGTTTCGGTATCGCTCCAGCAAGAGCCGATGGAAGACCCACGAGAGCGTCTCGTCGTGGTTGCCATGCACGAGCACCACATCGGTCGGAACCGTCTCGGCGGATCGCTCCACGATCCCGAGAAATGTCGTGACGCCAACATCCAGCATCTTCTGGAGTCGCCCGTCGCGTTCGAGCAGCGTGCCGCTGGAAGTCTCGGCACGCTCGGCTCGATCGTAATGGAACAGATCACCTAGGAAGGCGATCGTGCGGCGAGTGGGCTTGTGGGAATCTCCCACCGCCAGGAGCTCATGCCCAGCCTCGCGCACGACTCGCTCGGCAATCGAGAGATCCCAATCCGCCCCCGTGGTCGCCTTCCACGAGTAGTTTCCCAGATGCGTGTCGCTGACCACGAGCACTTGCCAGAGCCCCGGCTTGGGCTTACCATGCCCCTTCGCTGCCGGGCGGCGAATCTCGCGGGTCGCCGCCCCGATCATCGCCTCGACCGCCTCGCGGACGTTCGGCCCCGACTTGGGTCTCAGCCTGACGAACACGCGATGCAGTTCGGTGACGGTTGTGCCGCCCTCGCCGTCGCCCGAGGCACACTCCCACTTCGTCGCCTCGGATGCCGCCACCTCATAGCGAGTCATATCCGCTTCGATATGGGCGAGCAGATCCTCGACCGTCTTGATCCGCCGGCTCGTGGAGCGGGCTTCGAGCGTGTCGCCTTCCTGCCGCTGCGTAACCTGTTCCGCCGTGGCCGGCGGGCTAGGTGCGGGCAGACTCGACACGACAGCCGCTTTCAGTCCTTGCTTGCCAGCCATTCACGCACTCCCGGTACGCCGCAGATCGTGATGCCGCGTTGCTGACAGTTCGCCACGATTGCTGCGGCAAGGCTGCGGCCCGAGGCTTGAATGGTGCCCGCCCGCCATTCGCGTTTGATCGCAATCAGTTCGTCGCGCACGTCATTGGGCAATCGGTCGATCCAGCGAAGCGGCAGCCTTGGGGCTTGCGGGGCAGCAGCCGCCACGATCGCAGAGCGGAGATCATTCACGCGGCACCTCCTTGTACCCGAGCATGGTCAGCACACGCCGCTGCACGCGTGCAAGTTCGGTCACCGCTTCCTCGCTGATGCTCGGCCCGAGCACTGCGTGGGCGATCTCGTGAAGCACCGTCTCCAACTTCTGCGACCCCGTGCAGCGATCGTCAATCAGGATTCGCGGGCTGGTCGCGTTATCAAAGAACGTCCAGCCCATCGCGTCCCCCTTGAGCCGGGTGAACCGCAAGAGCCAACGCTTGCCGTCGATCGTGATGTGGTGATCTTCCGCCACGACGAGCCCTTTCGCCCGTCAGTGTCGCGAGGATGTCAACCGAACACAGCCTTCGCGTATCGCTGGGCGAGCCGCCTCGCGACGCGTTGCACACGAACGCCGGCATCATTCAGCCACTTCTGGCGAGCCTCACACCCGCACTCGCCCGGCTTGCCGGCAGTTCGCGTCCACCGCTCGACTCGCTCCTTCGTGACGCCGAGCCGAGAGAGCGAACGCTCCACGAAGTCGCCGAGCAAAAACGGCCGCCACGGCTGCGGCGGGGGCGGGCGGCACTGCCGAAACGTCGGCCGCGACTTCGCCCGGTAGCCGCACGTCGGGCAAGTCAGCGATTTGCTGAAGTCGCAGAGCTGCGTCATAGGATGGTCATGCTGTCGCCGAAAGCATTGGCCCAGACGCCCGCAGGCGGGCTGCATAGCGGCCCCGTCACACAGTCTGAGCAGTCTTGTATCTCAAGGTCTTCTACCCACGCCGTGCACTTCGGAGGGCAATCGATGTCGCAGCCATCCGGCTCTGCCGAGCTATGTGGCGGAAACGGCACGAACACGCGGCCCAGACTGTCATGGGCAGAGCACGGAGCGATATAGACGCTCGGCAAGCCAAAGAAAGACCATCGCAGCACTCCAAGCCTCGCCAGTATTCCGCCTGGAGAATACAACGGCGAGGACGCCAACAGCATCACATAAGTGCCAGACGGCTGCCAAATGCCGCCCTGGGTGTTCACCCACTCAACAGTGATTTCCTCTGGCACCGGATCGGTGCCGCGACAGCACTGGTTGCACGATCGCTCGCCCGCGTAGCCATCCTCCGAATCGTATTCGCCTCCAGGCGTCACGACGGCTGTCACTCCATCGGCGTCGGTTGCAGTGAACGACAGATCGTCACAGTCTGTGACATTCGTTGTGGATGTCAGCGTCGTGGCGCACGTCTCGGAAGGCATCGGAAAGTCGCTGCTAGTCGAAAGCAACTCATTCTCGAACAGAACCAGCGGCGGCAGCGACGGCCCTCGATACTCGACCCGGACGGAGCCTCGCAGCCCGTATAGGTTGCCGACGCCACAAAAGCGATGCTCGTAGATACATCGGCTGGCGTCTGGAGCCGTCTCCACCCCGTGCACGGCAGTAGCGACGGTCGCGCGTTTCAGAACAAAGGAGCGACCGTTGTACGTTGTGCCGCAGCACACCGGGAACTCCGGGTACTGCTGATACCCGCTGCCGCCGTTCGTGATCGAGATGGCTGCTATCTGGCCGAATGTCGGGCTGGTCGGATCGTCATCAACCGTCACGTCGAACGTGGCACCCGACCCCTCGCTGGGCCTCCACTGGCTGCCGACCGGAAACTCTGACGGCGATTCAAACACGGTGATCGCGACCGTAGACACATATGGCGGCTCGCTCGCGTCAACGTGGTAGTAACTGCCAGGAGTCTCAACGGCGACTATCAACGCGCCGGCAGAGGTTTCGTAATATGACCCGCGATTCAGCGCGTTGATCGCTACCGAATGCAGTTCGTCGGTTCGCGAGCCGATGTATTCGCCAGCCGGGCCGGCGACGAGGGGCGAAACATCCGGCGCGACAAATACCGCTGTAATCGCGCCGTTGCCATCGACCGATTCGATGTCCAGAAACGCATTCACATTTGCGATCCCGTCATCAGCAGACGCGAATGTGAGGTCTATGCCCTCGAACTGCTGATACCCGCTGCCGCCATTGAGCACCGTTACGCTGGCAAGTTCGTACAGTTTCTTGTTCGGAGCGGGCCACTGATTGGACGGGAGCAGCGTCCACACGGCCTCAAGAGACGCACCCGAGCCGCCGGTAGTGTTGATCGAAAACACCGGGATCGGCTCATCGTGAACTACTCTGGCGGTTGCGACCGCAGCGGCAACCTCGACTCCGTTCGCGCCATCGTCAAACGTGATCGCCGCCCCTTCTGTGTAGCCGCTGCCGCCGTTGGTGACGCTGACGGAATCCACCCCCCAGGTAGCGTTGCCGTTGTAGAGCAGCGACACCGTGGCGGTAGCGTTGCCGCTGATCGTCAGCGTAGGCTCGGCTCGACCCACATAGAGCCTCGCCGTCGCCGCTTGCTCGACCGTGTCATCCACAGCGGCGGTAATCACGAGATACTCGCCATCGACGTAGCCGCTCCCGCCTGTGGCCGTCACGGACGCTAGTTGCCAGAAATCCACACCGCAGGCGTTGGGCACGACGTTGAAAGTGGGCGTGAAGGTCGCTCCGCTGCCCTGGCCGGAAAACGAAAGCGTCGGTGCAGTCCTGCCAAGGATCGCGTATCCCGTGCCCGCGTTGGTGATCGTGACGGCTGATATCGCGCCGCCCGACTCGGTGAGGGTCGCGGCGGCATTGTTGCCGAAGCACGCGGTGAAAATGGGCGACAGCCGATTCGGCCCCTCCCTGGAATCAGGGAATCCGCTGAGCGTGACCGTTACCGTGTCGGGCAGCGACCCTTGCGTGCACAGGCTGCACCCGCAGCACGGGCTACACGGTGAGCCGAGCATAAGCCCCATCGGGTACATCGAAACCGCGAACGCCAGCACCGCCAGAAGCGGCAGCGACGCGGGCTCAACAGCGGCGAGAAACTCGATCATGAGCAGCGGGCAGCGATGAGATACCACGCTGAGCCGTCCTTCGCGATCGCACACGGCGTTGAGGACGCAGTGCCCGACGTAGTGATCGCAGCAAACAGGTTGTATGCAATCACGGTGTTTGGCGTGGTGGTCACGTTTCTGAACGTCACTGTCTTCGGCGTGTCAATCGCCCATGCCCCAGTGAACGCACACATGCGAAACACTTTGCCGGCAGGCGGATCGACCTTGCCGAACGTCAGCGGAGCCCCGTCCCGGTCGCCTTGTTCGACGCGGCGCACGACGGCGGCGATCCGCTCGGCGGCACCGCGAGTGAAATCGACGCGGGCGGTACTCACTACTCCTCCAGGATCTGGAGGAGCAGCCGCGAGTTCGGAGAGTCAGCCTTCGCCGCGTAGTTGCCCGCCGCCAGCCGCAGCACGGCAGCATCGCCCGGCTTCAGCCGCACCGTCTCGAAGAGCGTCGTGCCGCTGAGCCGGCCGAAGGACACGGTATGCGTGCCGCTGGTCGCGAGTGACCGGGCGAAGCACAGCCCCAGGTTCGACGCCGATGCCGTGGTGATCGCCTGTGTGCTCGTGCCGACGTTGAGCGTGAGAGCAAGCAAGCCCGTCGTGGCAAAGTCACTCGTGATGTTGGACGCGTTGAGGTTCTGATTCAACGCCCCGGCGTTGACGTTCACATTCACGCTGTAGGAAATGTCGGGCATGGTTGCTCCTAAGACGGCGGCGCGCCGAAGTATTGGGACATTGAGATTCTTTTGTAGACGCGGCGAGTGAGGATCGCAGGCAGATTGCCGCCGGTTTGCTTGCCGCCGCTGCCGTTGAGGGCGATCGGATTCGCGGATGCGACTTGCTCGCCGTCCGGGCCTTGAACGTCGGCTCGCCTCTTTACGCTGCCGTCGATGTAGTTGAAGCCGACATCGGGCAGGAGCAGGCTCCACCCGCTCTGACGGCAGAGCAGTTCGCTCGTGATCTTCCAGTAGCGAACCTCTTGCCCGTTCAACTGCTCAACGGCTTGCTCGCCGCTGATGCCCTGCACCTTCACGCCGTCCGTTGGGAACCCGAGATAGCTGCCGTCGTTCACGCAGTTCGTAACCGCCGCCGCGAGAGCCGAGGGGAAGTTTTGCCGGTTGCTCTGGATCGTGACCTTCTGCTGGGCTTCATCGACGGTCAGACCCTCGAAGTAATCGCCGGCTGAGTTTGTGAGCGGCTTCTGCGTTGAGCCGTCGTAGTAGTAGAGGGCGGGCACCGCGACGCCTTGTGTCTGGAACTTCCACACGTCGGGCCGCAGCCACGGCAAGAGATTCGCACTTTGCTCGTCAGCCTCGGGGATCTTGTAGCGGGCGATCAGTTCGGAGTGATACCGATTGCCCTCGTATGCTTCGTTGTATTCGAGTTCGTAGCACCGGGCGAAAGACTCTTCGGGGTGCGGCGTAAAATGCTCCACGCCGATGGTGCTGACCACCAGGGCAGCCGGCGTGTCGGGGGTGTTGAGCGTCGCGATGAAACGCCGCTCATACTCGGGCGACGCCCCGATCAGATGCGTCGCGGTACGCGGCAGTTCGTTCCAAGAGTGAACGCTCATCAGCCCGTCCCCGCGAGGATGTCAACCTTCTCGGCGTTCAGCTTGGCGAGCTCTCGCCGCATCTTCTCCAGCTCGGCGGTCTGCTTCTTCGCCTCCGCAATCGCCGGGTCTTCCTTGAGCGTGTCGAAAAACGCTGAGATGCCGCCCGAGCGGATGTCGTTAATCTCGACGGAGCCGGTGCGAACGGTGGCAAGTTCTTCGGCGCGGGCGAGTTCGATCTCGAACTGGCGATCCAGAAGCTGTGATCGAGCGGCCTCGACTTTCTGAGTGATTTGCTCCTCTGCTCGCCGCCGCTGCTCCGCTGCCTTCTCCGCTTCACGGGCTACTCTTTCTGCTTCGCGTTCAGCCTCTCGGCGAGCTTGCTCAGCGGCTCGCTCGGCTTGTGCCGCTGCTTGCTCGGCTTGTCGTTGGGCTTGCTGGGATGCCCTTTCTGCTTCACGTTCCGCCTGCTCTGCGGCCTGCTGTGCGGCCCTCTCTGCCTCTTCTCGTTGCCTCTTCGCACCGCTTGCGATGTCATCTTCCCGAGCAGCGACTTGATCGAGGATTGCCAGCCGCGACGCGAGTGCATCGATCGCGGCTTGGTCTCCCGTCTCGCGAGCCGCCCGTAGCTGCTCTTCGACGCGAGCGATTTCCCCCTGCACCGCCAGCAAGTTTTCCGCCGCCCTGAAACGAGCCGAGTCGCCGCCGAACTCATTGTCGATGCGGGCCTGCTCCAAGCTGGCATCAACGATTTTCTGGACTTCAGCGGACTGCTTCTCTGCCGCTTGGGCTGCTCGCTCTTGTTGGGCGACCAGATCGGCAGTGCTGGCTGAAGCCTTGTCGATGCCGTCAGACACCTTGCTGGCTGATTCGCCCGCACTTTCGGCTGACCGCTCGATGCCTAGAAAGTTCTCGGCAATCGTAAGGAGGCGACCGACAACGCCGCCGATAGCGTTCGCGATAGTCGAGAAGACCGACGCTACTGCGCCAAATGTCGAACTGATGATGTCGCCCAGCGTCTGAAGAAACGGCGACTGTGCGACAAGTTCAGAGAATCGCGAGACAAGCCCGCCGACGAACTCGCCGGCTCTCTGGAATGCTGTCGTGATGATCGTCACAACGCGGGAGATCGTTTCGCCTAGGGCTCCGACGTTTGCAGCGATAGCCCCGATGGGAGTGAAGGACACGACCCATTCAGTCACCGATACGGCTGCATTGCTAATGCCTTGCAGGAAGTTGAATATGCCCTCGTATAAGGGCTCCAGTGCTTGCGAAACTTCTTGCACGATCACGGCGAACGGCTCGAACACGGCACCAATCGTGCGGCCAAGGTTGCCGATCCCGACGCCGATCAGTTCAACGACGCGACCGATCTGCGTTAGCAGCGGCTCAAGGATGCGACCGATCGGATCAACGATCGCCGTGATGCCCGCCGTGACTTCGGCCAGCCCGCGAGCGATGCCGTCACCTAGCCCAACGAACGGGAGCAGCAACGAGGTGCCGAGCCCTTCGGTCGAAAGTTTTAGAGCGTCAATGCTGCCGCCAAACTCGGAGAGCCGTTCGCGATCCAGATCGGACACGGCACGGCCGAACCGCTCCATGTCTGCCGCAGCAAGCCCGAGTTCATTGAAGAACGGCAACAACTGAACGCCGCTGCGTCCGAACAAGGCGATCGCCGCAGCCGACCGCTGAGCAGGGTCTTCGATTGCAGCCAGCCGCTCGCCGATCAAGTCAATCCGCTGCTGCTCCGAGAGTGCCCCGAAGTCCTGCACCGAGACGCCGAGCCGCTGCAACGCCGAACTCGCCTTCTTGCTCTCTTCGTCTGCCCCTGCAAGCGTGTTCTGAAGCCGAGCGAACGAGCCGCTCAACTGCTCAATCGAAACGTCTGCCCTGCGGCCCGCTTCCTCCAGCACTTGCACGAACTCAAACGACACGCCCAACTGCGTCGCCAAGCGACTGAGACGCTCTACGCGATCCTCCAGGGCCACGAGTCCACGCACCACCGCTGTCGCACCGGCCGCGAATGCCGTGATGCCCGCGAGGGCGAGTGTGAACGGGTTGATGAGGGCCGTGACTGAAGACACAAGCCCCTGGAAGCCCGCCGTCAATCCGCCTGCGAAGATCCGCGACAGCCCTTCGCTCGCACTCGCGATGCCCGAGATCCGCCCCGCGATGTTGCCCAGCGGGCCGGGCAGCACTGAGAACACCCCAGAGAGCTCGTTGAACTGGAGCGTCGTGCCAGAAGCCGCCGCGTCGATCGCATCGGTCTGCACAGCCAGCCCGCGAGCCGCACGCTCGGCATCAGTGAGCCCCTTGGCGGCGGATTCGGTCGCCCGGTTGTAGGTCTCCAGCGAGATCCGCCCGGCGTTCAGTTGCTCAGTCAGTTCCGCCTGAGCACGGTCGAACCGCTCCAGCGTTGTGAGATTGGCTTCGGTGATTTGCTGCGCTCGCTGGAACGCGGCAGCCTCTTTGTTCGCGGCTTCGGTTAGCCGCTCGAAGGCAGCGGCGAACTGCGTCGCAGCCCCAGGCCCGCCGTCGCGAAGGGTGTTGATAAGATCCTGCGACTGCTGCTCAAAGCGGGCCTGAGCCGCCGCCGCCGCTTCGCTCCCGCCGGAAAACTTGGCGAACTGACTCGTCAACTTCTCGGCTTGATCGCCCAGCCCCACAAGCGCACGCTGCACTGGATCGAGCCGCAGCCCGCTGGCGTCAGCCGTGACCCGCAACGCTAATGAGAGGACGTTAGCCATCTTCGAGATCGCCTAGACCAAACTGCCGCCGCAACTCCAACAACGCCGCCATGTCCTGCGACTCGTGCTGCGGCGGCTTCTCTATCGGAATGAAATCCTCGGGCTTCGGTCGTTTCTGATTCTTTCCGATGTGCGGAGCCAGGAGAGCCGTGACGATCAGTGCCGTCTCCCGCCACGAATCCGGCAACGCCGAGAAGTAGCGGTTGTAGGCGATCCATTCAGAGAGCTCGGCCGAATCCATTCGCGTGCTCAACTCGCTGACCGTCATGCCGAGATCGCGAGCGACCGCGAACATATAACGGCGAGTCGGGCTCGCGTTCAGCCTTTTCCCAGTTCTTGCACATCCTCCTCTGTCATGCGGTTGTGCTTCATCGCCTCATCGAACAGCCGGCCCATCACCGCACCGCTCTTGCTCGCGAGCTTGTCGATCTGGTCGCGGGTGAACAAGAGCTTTCCGGTCTCGTCGCACAACACGCCCGCGAGGTACTGCGTGCGGAAGTTCTCGATGCCGGTTTCCTTCTTGCCGATCCACCGCCGCTCATACGAGTCACGCTCGCCCACGCTCATCACGCGGATGAACACGTCGCCGCCCCACTCGGGCACAGGAACCCGCTTCAGCCCCATGTCATCCGCCGCGAGAATCTGCTCTGCCGTCAGTGCCATCTGTCACGATCTCCTATGGATTAGTCGGAGCTCCGACCGTATCCATTACCCTAAACGTGTACGCAAACCTCACGACCTCATTCGCGACTGCTTCGATGCGTGCGTCTTCGTAGATGCAGTCGCGATCAAAGAACGTCACGAGCGTTCCAGCCGACGCGGTGCGACCCGCGAACGTCAGCCGCTTTCGCCGGCCGTACTCGCTCTCGGGCAGGTGAGCCGTGGAGAACGCGGCGATCCGCAGCGTGCCCAGGCTCGGCGTCCATGTGGTCGTGCGACCGAGCGGCAGCCCGCGAGCGGCATCCAAGTCAAACGCCTGCACCTCTTGGAGCGACTGACCGCCCCAAGTAATCGTGAACCCTTGGCAGGGAATCGCCATGACGGCCCTCCGTCATGGTCAGGTCAGCGAGCTAGTGCGAACCAGCGTCAGTACCGCCTGCCCTCGCACCGCGTCATTGGTCGCGAGCGTCAGCGTCGAACTAGCCACCGTCGCATAGAACGCCGTGCCAGCGGCAGCAGTCGATCCGATCAGAGCGGTGCCGCCGATCGCGATGTAGACCGTCGCGGTCGAGCCGTCGAGGAAGATCGTCTTGCCCAGGTAGTCGAACGTGATCTGCCGGCCCGACCCGCCGTCCTCGGCAGGGATCACGAGCGGACGATCAAGCGTCGCAGCGAGTTCGCCCGCAGACTGTGCCAAGTGCGCCACATCAATCCGTGCATCTGCACCGGCGGCAGGATTGGTGTTGCTGATGACGATGTTCGTCGCCGTGTAGTTGTTGGCACCGAAGCGAAGGATTGTGCCGGAACCATCGTGCGGGGTCGAGAATGACACGGTTCTAGATCTCCTGCCAGAGAATGGTGTAGGTCTGCGTCACGCTGTAGACGGCGGGCAACTCGCCGCCGGCCAACTGCACGAACCCGTCGCTCTCACTGAGCAGCGACACGTTCCTGACTGAAATCCAGTTTCCCAACGCCCCGTTGAAACCATCCAGTGTTTGGCGGCAGCGGTCAGCGAGTTCCCTTACTCCCTCATACGTGGTCGCGTACATATCCACGGCCAGCGTCACGGTCGCGATCCCAGACGGGCCGGCGAGGGTGGCTTCCCGCTGCACCGCCTGCCGCCGCCAAGTGACGAACGGGATCGCCGCCGAGGCGGGGGCGATGACGGGGTACACCCGGTCGCCCACGATCTCCGCGACGGCGGGGGCGGCGACCAGGGCATCGCCGATGAGGCGTTCGGGGGATTTGACGCTCATGAAAGATTGCCGCCTGTCGTGGTGATCGCACTCAGGGCTTGCTCTAGTGAGATCCGCAGTTCGCGAGTGAGGATTTCCGCCACCGTTTGGCGGGTCTGGTTCCACGCCGTTGTTAGCGGCGGGCGGCCGGTTGAGCCGCCGACCGGCATCGCAGGGATCGTGATCGGATTTTTGCTCTTCCGAAAGAACGCATTGGGGTAGCCCGGCTTTGTCTGAACGCGATGCGGCGTCCCTGACCCTCTCGCGGGTCTCGGAGTGGGGATGAACCCGTCGAAGCCCCCGAGACTGTTGAAGCTCGACGCGATGTATCCGCCCTGCCGGGCGACTGCGTGCGATTGCACTTGCGTCACCTTGCCAGACTTCATGGTTCGCTTGTGCGACTTTCGCGTGTACGGCTTATCGGCTGGCGTTGTGACCGTCCGCTCTTTCGTCCCTTCCTCAAGCCAATACTGATGAAACGCTCGGTCGGGGCCAGCACGAACCTTTCCGCCAGCAGCACTCGCCGAACGCTCGCGACCAGCACGCACGTACCCAAGAATGCCGACCGCGTTCCCATCCTGAGCGTATTCGACAACCTTCGACGTAACGGCTCGCTTCAGGTTGCCCGTCGGCCCGAGCGGCGTCACCTCGCGAAGCCGCAACTCGGCAGGCAGCAATGCCTTCTCCAAAGCGTTCGCAAGAACCCTAGCCCTCGCCGCACGACCGACCGGCGTTTGAGGGAAGATGCGGCCGATTCCGTCTCGCAGTTCAGCAAGACCTTCGAGTTGTGCGGTGAGTTCAATGCGTCCTAGTGCCATTACTCCACCCTCTCCGTGCAGAGCAACTCGTGCTCGCTGCGGTTCGCGTGTTCGAGCAGCGTCGTGATCTCCAGCACCCGACCACGCCACAGGAGCCGCATCGTCTGCACAAGCCCCGTCACGTACCGCAGCCGCACGCGGTGCGTGCCTTCGGTCTGCTGCTGCCCCAAGAGCAGCACCTCGCGAGACGAGAGCCCTTCGACGCTCGCCCACCGCTCGGCGAACGTCGCCCACTCCAGCGTGGTCTCACCGAGCGAGTTGCGTCGCTCGGTCGCCTGCTGGATCGTCACCCGCTCGCGGAGCCGCCCCGGATCAAGAGCCATACATCACCAGCGTGTAGGACGCGGTGCCCGCCGTGCCAAAGACGTTGACCGAAAACGAGACAGTCTCCAACGCTTCCGACACCGCGACCTGACCGGCACGCGAATAGATCGTCCAATCGTTCACGCCGCAGCCGCCGATGCCGTCGCACGCCACGAGCGTCGGGCCTGACGCCTGAAACGCCACTCGCGAGACGCTGGAGAACGACACGATGTCGCCCGCTGCATTGCGGTAGGTTGTCGGGGCGATCGACACCGTAGACACGGCTGTGCCCACGGTGCCCGTCACGACCGCGATCTTGCCGAAGTCATACTCGGTCGCGTGCGTCAGGTTGATAGTCTTCATGCTGCTCGCGCCGCCCGCCACGGTCGAGTCATTGAACGATACGTCGATTCCGAATCGGCCCTTGACGTTGCTCATCGGTAGCTCCCCCACTTTGCCGAATCGAGCAACGCCTTCACGCCGAATGGAATCTCCGACAGGCTCACCGCGTCAGCCGCCATGCGCCGCTCGTACCAGAGCCCCACGAGCCAGAGGATCGCATTCTTGATCCGCTGATCCACGCTCGCCCCGTCGCCGCCACGCCCGCCCCACCATGTGACCGTCACCGCGTTGTAGTCCAGCAGATGCGAGGGCCAGGAGCCGTTGTAGTTCGTGCGGAGCACACCCGGCACGCTGTCACGATCGACCCGGTACTGATTCGTCGCAAGCGTCGCGGTGCTCTGGTTCTCCAACGTGTAGGTAACGCTGACCGCCGTCGATGTGCCGACGCTCGCCATCGGCGGACGAGGGAGTTCGATCTCCACCGGGAAAGAGTCGAGCGTCATCCGGTACTGCGTATGCACGAACGTCTCGTCGCAGTACGCCTCGCAATACTCGCGAGCCGCCTGGAGGTACGCAGCGATCAGAGCATCGTCGGTGCTGGTATCAACCCGGCAGTGCGACTTCGCTTCCGCGAGCGTGACCGGCTCAACCGCCGGCTGCGTCAGAGTCTTGAGACTGCGGTATCGCATTCGGTTTCCTGCCGCGTCGCGGTCGTGCGTCAGCCCGCTCGACCTCGGGCTCGGCCGTCGCCGTCTCGATCAAATCCATCTGCGGCTCTCGCACGGCAATGCCGTCACGAATGAGCCGCTCCGCTGTGTCGCCCTCGCAATCGACCACCCGGCCGACGGTGTAGGTCGAGTAGTTCTGCGTAAGTCTTATTTTCATGATCCGGGGGCACTCCATGCAGTTTTGGGCTTACCGTTCGCGGTGTAGTCGCCGACGTATTGAAACACGGGCTTCTGGAGATCCTTGCCCGGCCAGACCGAGACCCACTCGCCGTGACCGATCGCGATCCGGGGGGAGATGTAGACGCGGTTCCCGCCGGCTCGGAACTGTTTCCAAAAGTGGATGTCGGCGTCAGTTCTTCCCGATTCGTAGTCCCCGTCAGCATTCGGGATGTCTTGGAACCAAGGCTTCGGCGTTCGCTTCAACGCCTTGGTCGAAATCAGCGTGCAGCCGAAGTGAGCCGAATCGACTTCCTGCACAGGCTCGGCGAACCAGCTCATCGGCAGTTCCGTAGACCCGTCCTCGGGCGGCTTGTCGAGCGTGCCGGGCAGCGTGAACATCGGGCGACCGTCCTCCCGTTTCACTTGCAGCGGGGCGAGGGCGTCGCACTGAAAAGCCATCGCGATCGCGACCAGTTCCTCGACCGTCTTCTTGTCCCAAAACGAATCCATGTCGGTGCAAAGGATGTACTCGGTTTGGTCAACGAACTGGGAGAGGCACCGGGACAACACCTGACCCCACAGAGCACCCTGCCCGAGCGTCGGGCGGATGCCGAGTGGCATGAGGGCTTGAGCCCAGCCGAAGACATTCGAGAGCGGGCCGAATCGCGGGCCACTCATCACGCACTCGATCCGAACATCGACATCCGTACCGCCGACCTTGACGATCATGAAGCCCTCAAATAGAGATGGCGGGCACGGCTCATGCCGCACCCGCCATCCACTGTGTCGAGGCTGTCAAGCGATCAGCCGCTGTACTTCGCGAGCACGCCCTTCGCGGAAGCCGTCTCGGGGCCAGCCTCACCCTTGCCCAGCCGAGCCACGATGGTCGTGGCCAGCGAGGTAGCGGGAGTGGCATCGACCTTGACGTATCGGCCCTTGCCGCGAAGGTCAACATCGAGCCGCACCACGCTGGGCTGAGCCGTCACGGCCACGCTCGCGGCGGGAACCGCCACGGTGTAGACCGAGGAGCCCGCCGTGTTGGTGTCGCCCTGCGAGAGCGTCAGCACGTTGAGGATCGACGCCGAGGTGTTGGCCGGGGTCGCCGAGACCGCCACCACCACATCGACTGACGCGTAGTCATAGCCGAGGGTGTCGATAGTCAGGGTCGCTGTGCCGGCAGCACTCGTGACCGTCGTGCCAACGACCGTCTTCGTAGCTTCGAGGTGATTCACTGGTCAGATTCTCCTAGGAAGGGGTCAGAGGTCACGAGGCGAACTTGAGGGCGACGATGGGGCCAGCCTTGGTGGCATCGCCGAGGTCGTGAGCAACCATCGCGACGCGAGCCGTGGCGAACGTCAGCAGCTGGTCGAACTCGATGAACCGGCTGGCGTCGGTCTTCACGCTGATCTCGCGGCGGGTGCCCATCGTGCAAGCCTGCGAGAGATCGCCGAACAGGCAAGCGATCTGATTCGCGGTGCCGGTCAGGCGGCTCTCCAGGGGATGCACAAGCACCACCGGGAAGCCCAGGAAGGACAGGTTCGCACCGCCAGCCACGTCGGCCTGATTGTTGCCGCTCGCAGCCATCATGAGCCGCAGCATCGAGGAACCGTAGCCGGCGGGGCTGATGTACCACTTGGCATTCCGCCGAGCGTACAGGGGCAGCCGGGCGACCACGTTCGTGTAGTCCGAGAGGTCGAGACCGCTCGTGCCACCGCCGAAGGTGTTGTTGCCGGTGTCAGCCGTCACCACGCTCGCGGCGTGCGTGCCGTCGTTGATGGCGACCGCCACGCCCACCGTGCCGTGATAGAGCGAGCCGTTTCCGGTTCCGATGAACCCGGCGTTGTCGTAGGCTTCACTGAACGCCTGGGCTGTCTCGACGGCCATTGCGTCACCAAGTGAAATCACAGAGTCTTCCATGAGGCTCATGGGCACCCTGTTGTCCACGCCCCACAGCTTCGCCACGAGTTGCACGTTGTCGAAGGTCACGTTCGTGCTCTCGGGAGCAGCGTTCTCACCGATCGGCTTCGCCGACAGACCGCCGGTGCGACGGGCGATCAACAGCGTGTCGCTGTTCATCGTCACGTTGCGGGCGTTCGCCGGGAAGGCACCGAACTCTTCGACCAGCCGGATGATCTCGCTGGAAAGCTCGTCATTGGTCAGCACACCGCCGAGCGAGTTGATTCCGCCAGCCTGGGCACGGAAGTTGACGCCGTGATCGTGGCACCACCGCCGGGCTTCGTCATCGTTGAACAGGCTCGCCTTGGCAGCCATGCCCGCACGATATGCCCGCTCTTCGCAGCGGAAACCGCGAAGGGGGCGATGATTCTTCGGAACGGCGTAAACTTTGGCGCGACTCTCCACGGCAGTCTCCTCGACGGTGGCTTCGATCTTCTTGGCGGGAGCGGCACGCTCCAGAACGCTGCGGAGCTCAAGCTCCTTGGCCTGCACGCGGGTCAGGAACTCGATCCGCTCCTTCAACTTGTCGGCCCGAACTTCGAGCGACCGGAGCGAAGCCTCTTGCTCTTCGGTCATCGGCTCAGCGGGAGCCTCACCCTCGGGAGCGTCCTCGGTCATCGCCTCCATCTCGGCGACAACGCCAGCCAACTCTTCGAGCAATGCCTTGATCTTGTCCACGAGGGAGGCTCCTGTAGTCGGGTTCGCGGCAACGCGATCGCGTTCGCCTACCCCGAAACTAGGAGCCACGCCCCGGAACCATGCAGTTAGGCACGCTCGGCAGTAAACAACTTTCGCCGCACTTCAGTGCCGTGCACGATCTGCTTGTCGGTGCAGCCGCACCGCTGGCACCGCAGATAGCGAGTCTGATACTCGCCGCTGCGAACGCTCGACGCGACGGCGTACTTGCCATCGCGGCACCGGGGGCACGAATCACCACTAGCGGCCATGCTGCCTCAGATACTCGCGAATCTCTGCGGCACGCGACCGGGCAAGCGAACGCCTCGCCACCTCGATCTCCTGCTGCTGCCGGTACTGGTCGAATGACCGCTGGGCGACCTTCACATCGGCGTCGGGATACGCAGGAAACGTCACCGGCCCGACATCGAGTAGCGAGTCAATCCGCTGGATCGTCCGCACGCTGCGACCGTCCTCGACCGCCCACGAGTCGCCGCCGCTTGGCACGGTGAACGAGAACGACGAGCCCTTCACGATGCCCGCCCGAATGTTGCTCGCGATGTCGCGACCGTAGGTCGTGTCGGGCACCGGGAACTCATACCGCAGCCCAACCTCATCGACCGTCATCCGCAGCGTGCCGGGGTAGCGGGCGAGGGGGTAGTTCGGGTCGTGATTCCACAGGGCTCGCGTCTCCAGCGGCTTCCGCCTGCCGCGACGCTCGGCGACCAGCCCGAACGCACCGGGGTCGATCCGCTCCACGAAGTCGCCCAGGTCGAGGGAGAGCACGCCGAACTTCGCTGCGTAGCCAACGACGTACTCCCGCTCGCTGCCGTCATCCTCGCTGCGGCTCTCGACCGCAAGCAGCGGCACCGCCGACTCGATCTCGTCAATCGCCAAGGAACGCCGTTCGATGTTGCCCATGATGCTCCTGCCTTCCTCGTCTGCCGCTTCGATCTGCTTGGTCAGTTTGCTCGCCCACGCTTGCCCCGGATCGCCGCCCCACAGAGCCCACGCGATCCGGCCCGCACTTGGGAACCCGTCTTGTCCGGGGCTCCAGCCCTCGCCCTGCTTGTCCACTTCGTGCCGGGCGAAGTAGCTCGCCATCCGCTTCGCCGTGTCGGGCGAGATATTCGTTCCGTTCGACAGGTCTCTCGCTCGGGCAACGCCGACTGCCGTGCCGCCTCGGCCGTACTCGTCTCGCCACGCGAGCCCTTTCGCTGCTTCCTCCTGCACGCCAGCCGGCGGGCTGAAGTCGATGTGGTCATACTTAGCCACCCTTCCGCCTCCGAGGCTTCCGCTTCGGCTTGCCGTAGGCGTTCTCCTCAACCGGCGGCGGCTCGGGCAGCGGGTCGATCTTCGTGAGCGTCGAGACCTTGTGACCGACTTGCGTCTCGGTCGGTCGCCATCCGCCGCTCACTTCTTCGTAGACCGTGATGAGGGCGGCCGGGTCTTCCTCGGTCGCGTCGATCTTGAAGTCGGTGCCGGGGATGTCCAGTGTGCCGTAGTCCATCACATGGTCGATCCGCCCGCGAGCACGACCGCCTGGCGAATCCCACGACACGAAGTCGCCCTCCGCGACGCTGCCGGGGGCGGCACGCGACTCAGCGGTTTCCTCGGCGGCAGGAGCCTCGGGCTCGGGGGCAGGCGGCTCCGCAACCGGCTCGGGAGCGAGGGGCTGCGTGCTCGTGCCCGCGAGGATGCGATCAACCGCAGCCGGTGGGATGCTCGGGAACGATGCGAGGATCAACGCCCCAGCCGCGTCAGTGGTCAGGAGCCCGGCACTGACTTGCGTCAGGATCTCTAGGATGCCGGTGATCTGGGCACCGTTGAGCGAAACGTCGGCGAGTTGCGGTTCATCAGCCTGGGCCGGGGCGGCATCCGCGACCGGCTCGGGAGCCGGGGCGGTCTCGTCCACCACGATCTCTTCGACCACGGTCGCGGGCATCGGCTCGGGAGCAGCCGCCGCCTTATCGAGCGTGGTCATGTTCAACTGCACGAACCTCACATCGCCGCTTTCGACCGGGTTGAGATTCTCCAGCGAGCGGATCTCATTCACGCTCAACACGCCAAGGTTCCACATCGTGTTGTAGTAGCTGGCTCGCCCGGCAGCGTCGGCCCGCAGCACGCCGCGAGTGTCGAACTCCGCGAAGTATTCATCGTCGCCTTCAAGCAAGTCGCGAGCGATCGAAGACTCGATGCGACGCAGATACGGCATCAGCCCGTTCGTCAGGAAGTCGAGCGATTGCTGTTCGATATTCGAGAACGACGAACGCGTGAGGTCGCCCACCAGATGCGGCGGCACGCCGAAGAGCCGACACACTTCCTCGACTTGAAACCGGCGAGCCTCAAGGAACTGGCTCTCTTGGTTGTTCCCGCCGAGCTCCGAAACTTTGAGCCCGCCCTGCAATACTGCCGTTCGGTTGCTTCGGTCTGGGCCGCGATGAGCCCTCTCCCACTGATTCCGCGTGTTCTCAGCCGCCTCGGGCGAGAGCATCTGATCGGTGGAAAGGATCACGCCCGGCCGGGCACCATTCCCGAAGAACGTCGCCCCGTGGATCTCGCACGCCCGAGCCAGCCCAATCGCATCGCGGGCGAGCTCAATCGTGCTCATCCCGTTCACGCCGTCATCCGACATCCCCCGCACCGACATCACCGCGTCTTGCGTGTAGACCGTCGAAGAGCCCGACGCCTCGCGGTACGTGTACCGCAGCCGGTTGTTTTCAAGTTGCTCAGTCTTCACCCGGCTCGGATGCAACGGCACGATCTCGCTGATCGCCCCGCCCGTGTAGACCTTCTCGTCAAGGGCGAACCCGTGCGAGAGCAAGTGCAGCATCATCTGCTCACGCCACTCGAACGAGGTCTGCCACGAGTTCGGCTGCGTGTGCAAGAGCCGATAGAGCGGATGCTCGCGGGCGACCTCTTTGCCACCACCCGGAAGCCGGCGGTAGAGGTGCAGCGGCAGACCGGCGACGCTGGTCGAAAGCACGCGGATGCACGCCAGCACCACGGTCGACCGGAGAGCCGTCTCGGCGTCCACCTTCACGCCGCTCGGATTGCGGTTGCTCGAAGCCCAACTGCCAGACTCGTAATCCCAGTTGCGGGAGTCGTCGCCGGGGAGCCAGAGGATGCGGTGTGCGTTGGCGATCATAGGATCAAGATGGAGGGTTCGGCGGCGGGCTTGTTCGTGATCTGCGAAGACTCCCAGCCACCGAGAGCGAAGATCAGAGCCACGATCCCGTCGATGCGACCCGTGCTCTTCTTCTTCACCGGCCGCACGTCCTCAAACGAGTTCGTCTCCACCGTCACATTCGCCGACATCCACGAGAGCACCGGGTTGCCACCGTGGCGTATCCGGTTCTGAAGCACGAGCGATTCGAGCCGCTTCGTGCCCGAACTCATGCCCCGGAACCCTTGGCTCCATCCTGACACTTTGAGCCCCGCCCCTTGCAGTTCCACGGCAAGCTGCACCGCCCCGGTGAGATCCATGTAGACGTGCTCGATCTGGTGCGTCTTGGCGTACTCCAGCACGAACTCCCGAATCTTCGAGTGGTCGATCACGTTCCCGTCGGTGGCGGTGATGTACCCCGAGTTGACCCAGTGCTGGAACGGCTGGCGGTCGGTTCGCTCTCGCTCCATGATGAGATCGCGGGGAGCCCAGAACATCGCATCGACCTCGAACTCGTCGTTCTCGCACGGGTAGAGAGCGACCATCGCGGAAAGGTCGGTGCTCTTCGAGAGATCCATCCCGAGGATGCACTTCCGCCCGGCGAAGGGCGAGGTCGGGCCACCCGAGCACGCGGCCCACTTCTCGGGATCGAGCCAGCGGTTCGTGCTCTCAGTCCAGACCCCGAGCGAGTAGCGGAGCCACCCGTTCAGCTTGGTCGCTTTGTTCTTCGCTTCGCGGGCATCCGCCGCGAACGATTCCTCGGTCATGGTGACGCCCATGCCGGGATTCACCCGCCGCCACACCGCCGGGTCGAAGTAGTCCTCCGAGCCGTCAGTTCTCGCCCCGAAAATCTTCCCGTAGAAGCGGGGATCGTAGTTCGGGTCGGCGGCGGTCAACTCCGCGTACTCGTGTTGCTCCCAGCAAATCGTGTCGCGGCGGTCGCCGGCCGTGGTGATCGTGCAGAGCAGCGGCTCCCGCCTGGAGCGACCCGAGTACCGCAACGCCTCGAACAGCCGGCGATCGGGCCACGCGTGCAACTCGTCGCAGAAGACGAACGAATAGGACGGGCCTTCCGCCGCCCCGGCATCTCGCGAGATCACCCGCAGGCTCGATCCCGTGCTCATGCACACGATCGTCTTCCGCGAATCGACCACTTCGAGCGACGCCGCCAGTTCCGGCGACCGCTTCACCATCGCGGCGGTTTCGTCAAAGATGATCGCCGCTTGGTTGCGATCCTTCGCCGCGATGCACCCGAGCTCGCCCTCACCCTCCATCAAGAGATGCCAGATCGAGAGGCACGAGAGGAGCGTGCTCTTCGCGTTCTTCTTGGGAACCTCCAGATACGCGAGCCGATACCGCCGCAGCCCGTCCTCGGTTCGCCACCCGTAGAGCGGCTCGATCACGTCCTGCTTGTGCCACTCCAAAAGCCGCATCGGCTCGCCGGCCTTCGCGGTCGGGGAGTCTTTCGTGTGGCAGCACACCGACTCCAAGAATCCGACCACGAGATCGGCGGCGTCTTGATCGTAGGTGTAGCCCGCGACCCGCTCAGGCTCACGCCTTGCGGGCAGCCTTGAGGGCTCGGAACTTGTCGATCGCGCTTTCCGCCTTGGCATCCGGTTCCACCTTCAGCGAGGCACGAGCGGCAGGCGAGAGACCGAAGTCGCTCTCCAGTTGCCGCAGTTGCCCGGCGAGCTTGTGGGCGATCGATACCTCGGGCCGCTGGGCGATGTACTTGATCTCGCCGCCGTCATTGAGGATGGGGTACGTGTCGCCTTCCGCCTTGAGTTTGACCCGCACCGCAAGCCACCACTCCCAGGTATCGCAGTACCGGGCGAGTGCCTCGACATCGGCCCGCGTCATCACCCGCGTCGCCTGGAGCATCGGCAGCAACTCGCCCCACCGGGCGGCGGCGACTTCGCCCAGGTGTGGCGGCATCGCGATGCCATCGGCCGGCGGCTGCGGCTCGGCGTCGTTCAACTTTTGCTTGCCGGGGTTCCCGCGAAGGATCTTTAGTTCGGTCGGGATCGGTTTCGGCCCGCGTCTTCCCATGCTTTACCTCACTGCCGCTTTTTGGGGCAGGAAAAACGGCGGCGGATTGCGGCCCCTACCCGGCTACCGTTACCGTCGCTTACCCTTACCCATAGGAACATCGGGTTTTCCTCAGACGTGCGATTTTAAGAACAGATGTACCCTACCCCGTTGCCACGCTCACGATCTCGCAAATGCCAATCGCCTCTGCCCATCCCACTTGTTGCCTCTTTCTGAGTTGCACTTGCGGTGAGCGCATTTGACATTATGCCAATCATGATCGCCGCCCTTGCTGAGAGGGATGGGGTAATGATCGACTGTTGCTTCCATCGGGTGGTTGTTTGCCCAATGCCTCAAGCATTTCTTTTTGCACACATGGCATCGCCAGGCATCTCGCTCAAACACCTTGCGTCGCGTAACGCCCGCAACGTAGTTCCCTCCGTACTTCCTGCACCTCTTGCGGTATGTGCCCTTTTCTCGCTTCTCAATCCTTCGCTCTTCCCTCTTTGCTTCTACTAAGCACTTGTTGCACATCTTGCGACGCGACACGCCGCGTGCAACGCATGGGCTTCCGCACTTGAAGCATGCGACCTCGCTCTCTGATTTAGTCAAGCACTCTATTGAGCAGAATCTCGCCTCTGGGCCATGAGCCGGATCGCCACATATCTCACACAACTTCCTTGCGTATAGCCTGCTCACCTTGCGTAGAAACGCGTGCATATTGCCCCGCATCTCTTGGATCGGCTTCCGCGATGGAGCACATGCCCAGCGACCACCTCGATGCCAGATCGACTCTAGCTGCCCAGTGCGATCCCAGGATTGAATGCCCTCTTTCTTGGCAGCGTTGTAGCACTCACTGCCGCAATACTTGCTCTGGTTCGGATTGAGTTGAGATCCGCACCGCAAACACTTCCTGCCCTTGAGCTTCCTCTGCGGCTTCGGCTTCCACTCGCCCGACTTGATCTTGTCCTTGCGGGCCTGGATGTAATCCTGCCTCGCCAACTCAGAGCAAGCCGAGCAATGCCGCGACCTCGCCATCGCATTGGCACCGCTGGCCGTAAACTCGCAGCCGCACCGTTCGCACCGCTTCGACTCTTCGGCCGGCAGCCTGCCCTGCTTCCTTGCCTTGCACCGCTGCTGCTTGCAGCACTCGGGGCAGGAAACCATGTCCTTGCCCTTGAGCGTCACCCAATGCGAGCCACACCTCAAACAAGCCATTTGCCACCTCCTTGTGGGTGGCACTAGTGTACTAAGTACAGGTGGTTTTCCTAGCGACTTTCTTTCGCCGTTTTCCGATTGTGGCATCGCATACACAAGCACTGCCCGCCGGCAACGTCATACCGGCTTCGCCCATCGCGGCAGACCTCGCTGCCGTGTACCACAGGCGATACATGGTCGGCGTGAGCCTCACGCCGCACAGCACACACCCGCCCGCAGTCCTGGCACTGCCAGGCGTCACGCGTCAGCACCGCGAGCCGCCACGCCTTGTGGCTGGCTGAGCAGTACCCACGGGCTGCCGCGTTGGGTCGCTGCTCTGCCGCAGTGACGCTAGCGGAGCGGAGTCGCGGCGGCCTGTGAGTGGGTATGCGAGTGGGCACGGGCTCACGACTTGAACGAGACCACGCCGACAGTGCCGGTCGAGTTCGTGGTGCCGCTGACGATCCGCACGTAGGGAACTGCGAACACGGCATCGGGAAGCGAGTAGATCCGCCCATCGGTCGTGCTCGGGGCGAGGGTGATGTCAGCGGCGGAACCGTCCGCTCCGTAGACGCGGCGATACGGGCCAGCCTCGGCGATCGCACCCCAGCACTGGAGGGTAGCGGATGCCGTGACCATCGTGCCAACCGAGATGCAGCCGCCGGCCATGTCATCGACGCGGATGGTGGTCGCGTCGGCGGTTGCCGTCCCGAGGGTGATTGAGACGTTACGCGTGCGTCGCTTGATCTTGATCTCGCTCATGGTTCCTCCAGTGTTGGCGCGGGGCTTGCCCGACGCGGGGCCGATGCCTCTAGCCTACGGAACCAGACTCGCGGGCTTGCAGTTTCGCGAGTTCGGCGGTCAGCCGCTCGATCTCGTCTGCCGCCTTGGCAAGTGCCTCGCGTTGCTGCCGCTGCAATCGCTCGGCGGTCGCCATCCGCTCCGCGAGGTCTGTGCCCATGTGATAGCCAGAGAGCAGTCGCAGGTGGTTCGCGAGGCTAACTCCCTGCATATCGGTCATACCTCAAGCAACTCCGCCGGAATCATCGCCCGTATCGCCTCTGCCAGCCGGGCTTCCTCTGGCGTCGGCTCGCCGTGCTGGAGCAGGCTGCGGCAGTGCTGGTCGATCCGCCAGAGGGCGGCGAGGGCGGCGCGGCCCAGCCGGGCGGCGTCGAAGTCGCCCTGGTCGTCTGGGAGTCGGAATCGGAGTGTGCAGATCATGTAACGTTTCGCCAGTTTCTGTGCATTCGCGAACGGCGTCAGCCGGATAATCCGGCGTCTAACGGTGTTAGGCCGCATTGAGTGCGGCTCAATTGCATGGTTCTCAGCCTAGTCGTTCCAGTAGGCCGCCCAACGCAGCCTCTAGCCGCGAGTCATGCATCTCGCGCGCCACTGCCGCCGCCCTTCGGATCGCCTTCAACTCCTCGTCTGCCAGCATCGGCTTGCGATACAACGGAATAATGTCGTCCACGCCGTACCCATTCATCACGCACATTTCCATTGCGAGTTCGTTCCGTTTGAAGATTGCCGCATCGCCAAACGGGTAGCCAAAGGCAGGCGACCAGACCGCATAAGCCACCGGCTGAGAACCACGCGATGCAGCGGACATCTCATTCACCTCGTTCGTCATGGTCGCTCCTGTGTTCGCTGCCGCTGATCGCTGGCGTTATGCGATTGTCTCGCGGTGACATGGAATGGTCAGATTCCCGGTTCGTTCGTCAAACGGCAGCGACTCATCTGGCTGCGAATCGTCTGGCGTCAGCCAGTCGCCGCAGTGTTCGCAAGCCTCGCCCGATGGAGAGCCGCAATCCCGCGATGGCTGGCGAAACTTCACGCCGCATGATTCGCAACTGAAGTACCGCCACCCGCGCATAACCAAGCGATGCAGCGGACCCGCGAGAGCGTCGGTTGGTTTATTCATGGTCATAGATCGCGGGCCGCTGATCGCTGGCGTTCTGTGGGCTACCTGCCATCGCTCGGCGGGGCCGGAAGCGGCATCCAGTGGGTGATCTTTTTGCCTGGGTTTTCGTCAGCGTCTCGCCATTGCCCCCACGGGTCTATGTAGGCGAGGTGTATCCCGTTGCTCTGGCTCCACACCAGCACCACCAAGTCATCGGCTGGGCACTGCTCCGTCACCGGAATCCAACTATTCGGAAAAGCCGAATAGTTCGCCACAGAACCACGCGATGGAATGGACTGCTCATTCTCGTCTGTCATGTGTCATGCTCCTGTGTTCGCAGCCATTCATCGCAAGCGTTCTCACTTCCCGATCACCTTGCGCAGCGTGTCGGCATCCCGTCGCCTCTCGCCTTCCAGTTGCTCAAGCCTTTCCCGCAGCACCGAGTTCTGCCCACGCAGCCGCCATATCTCCTCAACCAGCGGGTCAGCTCCTGTTGCCCAGTGCATCAACCAAGCCGACCCAAAGAACGACGCCGGAATGAGTACGGCCAGAGAAAACCACGCATACCACGGCATTTCGTTGGGCATTTTTCGTATCACGTAAGACATGGTTTAGGTCGGCCCCGCCCCGCCTACGTCAGTGACCCCAGCGGCGCTAGGGCGTTCGACGGGAGCAGGGCCGACTGATTTCACTTCGTCCGCTCCAAAAGCCCGGTTATCGAAGCCGCAATCATGCCGCAAACCTCGTCGTCGTCCTGCATCGCATAGGTGTCTCGCACCATCCGCAGGAACGTCCGCTCCGCGTCGGTGAGCGTGGGCTGCGGCGCGCGGTAGAGCGACTGCACTGCCATGTCGCCCGCAGCAACCATCTCTGCGTCAGGCTTGTGCAGGAAAAAGTCCGCGTGGTCAGTCCACTCCACCATCCACGCCACCGGCTGCGTGTTGTCAGTGTTCATGTCTCGCCGCTCCTGATCCTTGGTGTTCTGTGCAAAGTGATTATCGGCGCCTATTTTTATGGTTTTGGGCGACCATCGGTCGAAATTACGTTTTCCAGTAATGCCCGGTTTCCGGAACCGGAAAACATGCTGCCTCCTGTGGTCACTGTCCCGCTCGGGACAATCCTCGTCGGTTTGCGTCGATTCCTCGCCGTTCTATCCCGCTCGGGAAAGTCACGCGGCCCCCTCTCGCAGCTTGCGGATCATGTCGGCCTTCGTCCGCTCCAGGTCTTCGTCAGCGTCCCCCGGCTCCGCCGTGCGTCCCTTGGCCGCCTTCGCCTCGAGGTAGGCCTGGCGGCGGGCAGCCTGCTCCGACGCCCCGCGGGCCCACTCCGACGCGGCCTCCGCCGCCGGCCGGCGGTCGTCCGGGCCGCGAGGGCCGCGCTGCTCCCGGGGGTTGTCGAACTGGCCCCCCAGGACCTTGTCCACGAACCCGGGGGCCACGAGCTGCGGCAGGGTGACCGGATCCCGGAAGTAGCGGCACCGCGGCAGGGCCTCGATCGCCGCCAGGGCCTTCTGGAACCAGCCCTCCTCCGCGAGCCGGTCCGCCACCTTGTCCGGCGGATCCGGGAGCTTCCAGGGCCTCCCCGTCCCGGCCGCCCAGGCCTTCCGCAGGGTGTCCCAGCCAGCCGGGCCCGCCGGCTCCGGCTCCGCGAGCGCAGCGACACCGGGGGAAGAAGAAGAATTTCTCTCTCCTCTATCTCTTCTCTCTAGTGCGCGTTTGCGCACCCGTGGGTGCGCTGGAGCGCACCCGCCGGTGCGCGTCTTCGCGTCCTCGGCCCGAATCGCGTGTAAAGCCCGTGATTTTGCGGCTTTCGAGAACCGACGCTCCCATCCGGGGATCGCCACAGTTCCGTTGGCCGCGTCGATCACGAGCCAGCCCACGGCCTCGACCTCCCGCCAGAAGTCCTCGTCGCCCCCGCAGATCCTCCCCAGGAGCCGGATCGACATCCGGGCCGTCCCGTCGGAGCTGTTCAGGGCCGCCCACCCCCAGAGCATCAGGAGCCGGCCGACGACCTGGTCGGGGCCCAGCCCCGTCCGGTCGACCAGCTCGAGCACCTCCGGCTTCTGGGGCAGGCAGACGTCGTAGGGGATCCATTCACCGGCCATCCTGGCCTCCCTTCCACCGTGGCGGCCTCGACAGGATCGCCAGCCGCAGGGCCTTCGTCATGTATGCCGCCCGCTGCTCCGGGGTCACACGCCGGAACGCGGCCAGGAGGTCCGCGATCCGGCGGCGGGGGTTGGGGGTGTTACTGGTCATGGTTGGTTTCCTTTCTATTCCGCCCCGCCGCGTCGAAGCGACCGACCGCCTCCCTGGCGGCGCGTGCCTATCACGAGGGCGGCGTCGATCAATCGCGGAGAAACACGGCCTCGTTGCCACTGCTGTCGCACAGCGTGGCGGTAAACGATGTCGATTTCTCCTCAAACACTTGATCCAAGACATCGCTATCAACGGTAAAGCTGACCCTGCCGTGCTGCGACGACTTTCCGCTCGCGCTCGTGATCTTCAATCCCTGTTGCTTGGGGCCGCCGACTCGCTCGAGCACCCACTTCTCGCCGTCATCTCCCGGCTTCAACACGATGTAATCGCCCACGATCCACCTCAGACGCCGCATCACGTCGCCGTGAATCCTGACCGTCATCGACTCGCGACCCCTGTTCTCCGAGATTCGCGAGACCAGGAGGTCGCTGTTCGCAGTTGAACCACCGTTTCCGCCAGGAACACGCCGTCCGAAAACAATCCCACTAAGCATCACTGTCTCCTTTGCTTTCGCGTCCTTCCACCGATCCGCGTCCGCGCGTCACAGTGACGCCGACGTTTTTCTCCACACTCTCGCCCCGGCCGTCCCGTGGCCCTTCCGCCTGGCCGCAAACCCGACCGCCTCGATCAGCCCCCGGCGGGCCAGCGTCCCGATCACGGCCCCGAAGGCCCGGGCGTCGTGCGGGACCAGGCCCAGCCGCTGGCAGTGGTCGACGATCTCCTCGCCGGAGCGGGGCCGGCCGTCCGCCAGCAGCTCGAGCACCGCGGCCCGGGCGGCGTCCGCGTCGAAGCCGCGCCGCTCGGCCTTCTCCAGGCAGGCGGCCCCGGCCGCGAGCCCGGCCTGGCGGGGCGTGGCGGCCTGGCTGAACAGGGGGCCGAAGTCGGCCCGCTCGGGGTAGTAGTCGCTCATGACTCCACCTCCCCGACGAGCCGCCGATCGAGATCCGCGTTGACGTCCCTCAGAGCCCGAACCAGGGCCAGGGCCCGGACGTACATCTCGCCCAGGCGAGCGACACGGTCCCTCAGCTGCTCGTTCTCCGCCTCGAGCCTCCGGGCCACCTCCGCCAGGTCGGCCCGCTGCCGCCGCTCTTTCAGCCATCGAAACATCGTCAGTCCCTCCGTGGTGTATGTGCCTCGTGTCGTGAGGCGGACGGTCGGTCCAGGGTTCGGGAAGGCGAGCCGCTCCTGGTCGCCGACAGGCCGGTGTTACGTCGCGACCTCCGGCGGCGCTGTCCCTGCGGCGGTCTCAAGCGCCCGGGCGGGACCACCCGATTCGTCGTCGTTCATGGCCATGAGCGTGTCGATGGCTTCCTCGATGTCGCGGCGGACCGCGGCAAACACCCCGACGCAGTGCGCCACGGCCTCGACGTGATGCGTGAAGGCCTGCAGCGACTTCGTCGGCCAGAAGATGTCAGCCCGGCCGTCGTCATACCGGAGCAGCGTGCCGCGGCCCTCGCCGCCCGCCGAGACCACCTGCGCCCTGCGGATCCTCCAGGCCGGCTGATCCTGACTGTTGATGTAGGCGAAGGCCTCCCACACGAACTGGCCCGCCGTAAACTCAGAACGGGATGTCGTCATTCGTCCCTCCCTGGCCGGCGGCCTCGACCTTCTGCTTCGGGGTCCGGGCCGCGGGCTTCGCAGCCTCCGCCGGCTGGCTCGCCGACGCGGCGAACCCGTTGACGTAGACCGTCGGCTCGCCGGTGGTCTTCTTCGTGCCGCGCTTCGTGGTCACGATCACCAGCCGGCCGACCGCGTTCTCGCCCAGGTCCTGGTCGCGGGGAATCCCCACTGCGTCCAGGAGTTGCATGGCGGCCCGGTGGTCCCGCTTCTGTGACGGGTCCAGCCACTTCTCGATCGGCGAGTAGTCGCCCTCGACCGGCTGAAGCGTGACGATCAGCGCCGTCCGGCTCTGGTCCTTGGCGAACCACTCCTTCACCTTGACGATCTCACACTCGTGATCCCCGTCCGGCAGCAGCTGCTCCGCCGCCTCGTAGTCCTGGTCGACCTGTTCAAACCGCATGGGCCGACTCCTCCCTGACTCGCAAGACCAAACCCTCGCGGTCCGCATACGCTCGGACCGCCTCAACGTGTTCCGGCTGATACGAAAAGTGGCCGTAGGCCTTCGGCGGTGGCCACAGGCCCGCGGCCTCGAGGACCCGCTTCAGCTCCCAGATCCCCATGGCGATCCGCTCATCGAGGAGCAGCTGCTCGAGCTGCCGGCGAGTGATCCCGGCCGCGGGCCAGTCGCCCCGCATCCGCGTCCAGGTCGCGTGCCACTCAGGCATTGGCCACCTCCGGCTGGATCTCGTCGTGCCGCTGGCCGATCAGGGCCTCGAGCTGCTTGACCTCGTCGGCGGTCAGCTGGCCCTCGCTGCCCATCTGCTCGACGTAGTCGCCGGCCTTCCCCAGAGCCTCGACGATCTTGCAGGCGGCGATCCGGGCGGCCAGCCGCTCGAACAGGCTGGGCTCCGCGGCTTTTGCCGGGGCCGGGGCGGCCGAGAAGATCGGGGCCAGGGCCTCGATCGTCATCGGGATCTCCGGGGCCAGGCCGAACCGGTTCTTCGCGTCGGAGGCCGGGGCCCACTGGGTGCATAAGATGCGGTCCTTGCCGCCCTTGGCCTTCATCCGCCCGTCGTCGCCTTCGACGATGTGGGTGCGGTACTTGGCAAAAAGCAAGACGTCGGACCATTCCTTGAACTTTGGGGCCACCGCCTTGTGAAGCCGCAGCTCGTAGCGGTCGAAGCCGTCGGTCTGGTCGGGCGGGCTCACCCGAACGACCTTCGAATGGGCCACGATGACCACGTTCAGGCCGCGACGGATAAGTTCGTCGCACAAGCCAAGCATCTTTCCCATCTGCTCTGCGAGCATCACGTACCCCTTGCCGAAGCCGAAGTCCTCCAGGCTTCTTTTGTTTCCAAGGATGTGATTCGCGGCCAGCTGCTCGGCCCAGTCGGCCGAGTCAATCACCACCGTCTGGAATCCATCGCTTTCGCGAGCGAGTCCAAGCAGAGCCCCTTCGATGTGGGTCCACTTGCGAAGCCGCCCGTCTTCCTCGTCTTCCGGGTTCGGATAACGAGCGACGTCCATCTGGTTCGTGCTGCCCTCCGTGTCGAGGAAGATCGGGTTCGGAAACAGGCTCGCCAGGGTCGTCTTGCCGATCCCCTCGACGCCGTAGATCACGACGCGGACCGGCTTTCGCATCTTGCCTCGGATCACCTTTATGGCCATCTCACTCTCCTTCGGTGAAAGTGCCGCGGGCGGGCTCCGCCACCCGCGGCCGATTGCATCCCTGTCCCCGCCGGCTCCGCCGGCCTCCTGCGGCCCGGCATCCGCTGCCGCGCCGCTCCTCCTGAATCTGAATCCCGACGAGTGCCAGACCCGCCAGGGCGACCGCCACCAGAAACATCCCGGCGGTGATCGCCAGGACGACGAGTCCGTGAACGAGGATCACTCGAACACCTCCCCTTCCGTGTCGTTCGCGAGCGGCCGGAACTCGTCGAGCGTGGCCTTCGCACGCAAGAGCAGCGCGGCCCCGGCCGGAATGAAGTAGGTGTTCACCCCGACCGGCCGGATCTCCGCCACCAGCCGCTCGAGCACCCGGCCGGGGGCGATCAGCTTCTGCACGATCTCGGCCCGCCGCTGCGCCCAGCGGTGCTCCGGACCCTTGCGGTACATGGCGCGGTGGCGTCCCTGAACCATGGGTCAGAACTCCGCGATCATGGTGGGGTGGATGATGTGCTCCGTCCCCGACCGGTCGGCGATCACGATCATTCCGCCGGCGTTGACGTCGAGCACCCGGCCCGGGATCGGCATCGCGCCGATCGCGGGCTGGAACCAGTGCTCCGCCCCCACCCTGATTCCGTGGCCGTAGGTCTCGGCCATCCCGGCCACCGCCGCGGCGGCCTCCGCATCACCCGGACTGCGTTCCATGGCATCCATGCCAATACTCCTTATCGCCTGTTGGCGTCGTGCAAAAAACCGGCCTCAACCAGCCAGCCCCGCGGACACGATCCGCAGGACCACGATCAGCAACTCGATCCACACCGTGGCGTCCATCGCGTACCTCCCTGTACCGGACAGCTCGATCACCGTCGTGCCATCCATGACGCGACGGAGGTTCTAGAGGAGTTATCGCCTTTTGGTCAAGGCCTGTTGAGCAGAAAAAAACAACGCGGTTTCGCCCGGGAAAAACGGCCCTGCCGTCAGGGCGTCACGACTTGAAGGCGGTGATCAGGTCGGACAGTTCGCCCTTCGAGATGCCCTTGGGGATCGAAATCCCCAGGTCGCGAGCGTAGGCCAGCTGCCGCTCCGTCGGAGGATCGCGCCTCCAGGCGTTCGGCCGCCGCGGCCAGCTCAACAGGCCCGCCAGCCCGAACACCGCCCCGATCCCGTACATGGCAGCGGTTGCCTTGGCGTCGAGCGACGCGAATAGGCAGAAAACTGCCGCGAGGCCGAGCAGGATTACGGACGCAAACAGCCGGATGAAATACTTGAGGGCCTCAAACATGGCCGACTCCGGTCAGGCGGCTTGACTGCCCCTCGGTGGGCGGCCGCCGCGTTTCCGTCTGGTCGCCCGATTCTCCCTGGCGACCTTCTTCACCTGGTCGAGATCATAGAACACCACCCGGGGGGATTCCACCTTCGACCAGAGGATTCCCTTCGAGGCGAGCGTCCGGATGTAGGACGGTCCGCACCCGTACTCTCGGGCGGCTTCGGCAGTCGTGCACAGGTGGCGGCCGGCCTTGTCGGTGATCATCTTCATGGCCCGGATGGTAGGGCCCCTCCTCCCTGAA